CAAGCTGACTATTAAGTTCGCTCAGGAACGCAGAAAAATCAGTACCGCCGCTAGTAGTGAATATATTGCCACCAGCCGTTTTCGCTTTTCCGAGCCATGCATTATCGGGATATTCCGCAACTACCTCTTGCGGTAAGTGTACAGAAGCCTTTGGAAATGAGCGTATATAATCAAGAAGTCCGGCATAAGTCTCCGTTGTTTCTCTGGCAACCGTAGCGACACCTTGTAGTGCGTTCTGAGCGTTATTGAACTTTTCCTCAAGATCGTCATCCCAAACGCCACGGCTGACGGATTCGCCAAGTTTTGTGAACTCGCTAATGACTAAATCAACGTCCTTCTTAGCCGTAATGCCGAACTCGTCAAGGACGGAAGTCATCTGTTCACCAACAACATCAGCTACCGTTTTCGGAGCCTTTTCAAAACCACCGAGGGCTTCTTGGAAAATGAAAGCAGATTTAGCAACCTTCTCAAAAGAGCCGCCCATCGCACCGATAGCTTTTGCGGTTGAAGCAATACTGCGAGTATCAATCGAGCCAACAACCGCACTCAGCCGCTCAAAGCCGCTCGCCATATTGTCGAGAGCGGACTTATATTTTCCGGCATCGGTGAAGTGTTGCAAGGAGCCGGAAAGTAGATTTAATTTTGTTTGTAAACTGTCAATCGCCTTTATAGCCGGGTCAACGCTTGCGCTAATCTCAACTGACAGCTTATCTGTTAAGTTTCCGTTGTCGGGCATTTCTCTGACTCCTTTTGGTGTTTGGCAAGTTTGGAATTGGTGGACAGAGTTTCAAGCGACATGAAGAGTGCTTCTACCTGACGCATCTTTTCATCTTCCGATAACTCGACCTCTTGCTGAGACTCTTTGACCTGTGCAAGCAAGGGCTTATCCATGTACTCAAGCGTGGATTTGCGACCATTGAGAACCTTGTCAATCGCAACCGCAACTGCATTCTGCACATACATTCCCATGCGCCACATCTCAGCGTCACGTTTTTCCTGCATCAGCTTTTCAGCTTCGAGATACGGGTGAAGCCTTTTGGGGTTGAGCGTCCAAAACAACTCCTCAGATATGCCAAGAGCTAGACAAGGAATCAACCATTGATCTCTGACGTAATCACGGAGAGAATCGTAATCGCTTATTCTTCGGCTGTCTCCGATTCCTCGTCCTCGCCCTGATTCTTCTCCGCTCCCTTGCTGATAGCTTGAAAAAAACCGCTTTCGTCTACGCTCTCACGGAATGCTTCAAAGAGTCCTTCAAGGGAGCCACCGTTAATGATGTGCTGTTGGATTTCATATCCGGCTACATCCTTGTTGCCGTTGAAATAAAGAGCAAGGTAAGCTCTTGCAGTAGACTGCGGTTTGGAACGGACATCGCTGAGGGAAATGCCGTTATCTTCCATGTCGCAGATGGCGTTGAAGTCGAGTTCGACTGGCTTGTACTTACGTCCATTGATTACGAAAAATGTTGATTTCTTTGCCATAGTTCCCTTTCCCCTATGCTTGTAGGTGCATAGAAACCTAGATAAAAGGAAAGGGGCAGACCGAAGCCTGCCCCATGTTTAAAAGTTTATAGCGTTGTTGAATTATAATCCTGTGCCCGGCTCAACCGCTGTATCCATGCCTACATATTCCGTAACGACAAGGTTGATTTCAACTGTGAGCAGAGAGTTCTGTCCGAACTCAGGCATCGGAAGTTTCTTCGGCGGTTCAGCTTTGAAGAACCAACCCTTTGTCATCTTCGGATGGTACACGGTGAACCACATCTCTGAGCTGCCAGTAAGACCCTCATAAGCCGTAAGAACTGCTTCCCACTCCGTAAGCGTATCGGGTGTCCAGTTTACAGTCACGGGTAAATTTTCGTCTGTATCGGCGCGACCTGCGATCCGGCGAGTAACTTCATCTGTCAGTGCGGAAGCGTCAATGGACTCGGAAGTGAGAGAGATGCCACCGATTGCATTGATACGGGTAAGTTCAGTGAATTTGTTCGGTTTTGTTGTGCCAGAACCATAGCCGAACTTAACGCCTAATGTTGAAAGTCCTGCAAGTGCCATAAGTTTAAATCTCCTTTAAGTTAAAAAGAATCGCTCTCCCCGATAAGCCTACGGAAACGAGCGACACCAGTTTTCATCTCATGCGTTGTAGTATAAATCGGTGTCATAACCGCACCGAACCGCATCTGTTTCATAGCAAGGACAGAAGCGTTCATCAGCTTCTTTACGTCCTTCATCTGCCCGTTGTGATAAATCGTGACCTGTATTGTCTCCATGACAGCATTGATAGAAGTGTTGTCCAGGTTTTCCCCTGTCTCCATAGGGGACACTTCCTCAAGCCATATAGCCGGAAGTTCTGTTGGAGTAATGTCGGAATCGCTGTTCGTGATTTTAAGTTTTTTAAACTGACCATCGGGAATCAGCTTTTTAAGTCTGGTCTTGTAATGCGTCAAAATCAGACCGCCGAGTTCCGCAAACCATAACTCATTACCATTCATCTTCCGAACACCTTCTTACACGCATCGTCTACGCTTTTGTACATGGTCTCCATAGCACCGAGCATCGGCATAGAAGCCCTAGTACCTTCCGAGATTTCTCCTGTCGGAGTGACCCACGCATTAAAGCGACCAAGAGAATATCCTTTCCGACCTTTTGGGAATTTGCCGATGGCATATCCCATCTCTTCACCCCACGGATGCGGAGATTTGCCGAGCATACTCTTGCCGCCGTTCTTTGCGATACCTGCTCCGAACTCAATGAACAGTATGTCCTCACCTTCGGCAGTAATCGTCATAACAACATTATTTCCGACATATGACACATCACTTACCCTGACAATAACATTCTTGTTAGAGTCGCCATCGGTATTCTCAATGCGTTCATCGGCAGTTGCGATACCACGGTCAGCAAGTTCTTGGAGAAGCCGTTCTGCCTTGATAAGCAGTTGCTTCTTGTAAATCTCAAGGTCATTTACCAGTCGGTTTATTCCGTCCACGGAAAGCGGATATACTTTCTTCTGCGACTTAGGCATTACTGTTCATCCTCGACAACAGGTACAACGTAATATTCTGAGTAGAAGCGACACGCTTTACGATCCAATCAGCCGTAGTTTCATCCCAAACTTCCATATCTCCGGCACTCGGCTGAACACCGTCAGACTCTTCATCGGATATAACGTCATGGTCAGTATCGCTAATGAAGTAATCGTCCGTGATACGAGTCTTAGGCTCGTGCCACTCCCATATGAGAGAGGATTCCGTAATCGGCAGTTCGCCACGGTTCATCAGTATCAGTGCGTCATATGCGCTTATATCAATGCCGTAAGCACGGTATATAGCCACATTCCCTCTTGCATAGGACTCAGACCCAACGGGCATGATGTTTCCGATAAAATCAACCGGAGTATCGTAAAAATGGTCTGAATATCCCTCAAGGACGGGAACACGTTCACCGTCAACTTCCGTGTAAACAATGTTCCCTTCCGCATCTGTCTGATAGATTTCCTGTCGCTCATGGTAGAGCGCATATTTAAGTTTCTGCTTATTCTTTAGTGCCGTCCTCATGCGGACTCACCTCAACTTCCGGCAGTCCAGTAGCAATGCTCGTGAGGATGCTGAGAATACCTGCGAGTGCAGAAGCACTAGCTACAAGTGTCCAATTAACATCTCCGATTGCTACGGCAGTTCCGATAGTGGCAACTGCTGTCTGAGCAACAGTCCTGATTGCACGAATTAAAGCAGCTTTAATAAAATCGTTCATTTTTAAGCACCCCCGTTATTGAGCCTGTTTTCAACCACTTCCACACGTTTTGTGAGTGCATCGAGCGAACTTTCAACGGATACGATTCTGTCACTGTGCTGTCGGATTTCTTTGTTGAGTTCTCTGACCGCATCCCGTGTGTCTCGCCCTGTTGATATAACTTCATCAAGTTTCGCATCCATCTTTGTCTCAGAACGAATACGAGACTCGATTTCTTTTGAGTCGGCTTGTCGGTTTCCTCGCAATCCCATGTACACGGCAAAAGCCACGGATATAACGCTTATTCCGATACGAAGCCACTCCATAGCTTCTGGTGACATACTTATAAAGACCCCCGTAATAGTGACTATCCCCACGTAAAATACGTACCCCAGAGCATTATGTACGTCACATAATGTCCCGCTCCAACCACGCTCTACTACACTATCCGGCTCAACGGTATAATGCCGTTAAATAGGCGGTCACGGTCTCTGTACGTTCTTGTCGTACTGTTCTCCGTTGAACTCGTCTGAAACTCAATGCCGATAGTGTTATAGTCAAAAAGTGCAAGATTGAAGATATGGGAATAGAATTGAGAAAGGTCTTGCGCCGCACGTTCGTCAGAATATGACTTAGGATATTGACCGTGATAGTTCTTTGTCCGTGCCTGTAATACTTCTCTGAAAGCCGTATTCAGCTTGGACTCGACTACTGCGATTTTATATCCAGGTTCATCTTCCAACTGTGCAACAAGGTCAGCCAGAATAGCATCTTTTAAGTCTCCTAAACTCTCAATGACCAATTCCGACATAAGACCACCGCCTTATTCAGCTTTTCGCTTGCGAGTCTGCTGTTTAGCAGTCTCCTTCACCTTTTCCTCTTTCGGCGGCTCATTAACTGCCGGAGAGGGCATTGGCTTAACTTCCTTTGCCCTCATCCGAAGAACCGCACGATGAATCATCATGCTCATGTATTATCACGCTCCCAGAGTGATCTTGATGATCTTGCGCTCGTCAAATACATACGGAGCGAAGAGCTTAGAGCCAATGATGAAGTTGGTCTGAGCAATCTTGTCTCTGTCGTACTCAACAAGTGTGTCACGCTTCATGACGATTCGGAGCGCACCCGGCTTGACGATGTAAGCTACATCATTGTCGCCAGTGGATTTCTCGTAATACTTGCCAAGGTCAGCCGCTGCCGGCTCTGCAACTGCCGTGTACTCGCCCTTGAGGTCACGAGTGTAGTATGTCTTGCCAGCGGAAACGCTCTGGTCAGATGTCTTTGTGTAATGGACAACAGCGTTCAGTCTGTTGGAGACAACAACATCACATCCATGAACCATACCGACACGACCGCTGATGATAGCGTTTGCACCAATCTCTGTGTTCGGAATCCAAGAGCCGGACTTGCGGAGTCTTGCATAGTAAGAAGCCGGAATAAGAAGGACTTTCTCACCGTCAATATCTTCACCGAACTTTGTAAGGGCATCAGCGATACCATCAGCCGGATTTGTAGCGGCGGCGATAGAAGCAGTATAAGTTGTCACACCATCCATAGCGGTGAGCAGTTTCTTCTCTACACCATCGTTGATAGCGAGAAGAATCTGTTTTGCGGCTTCTTCGGGAACATTGTTCTTGTATCCGGACAGCCATGCTTCATCGGTAAACTCAACTGCCTTGCCGAGTTTGGAAATCTCGACTTCCTTAAGAGTTGTTCCGAGTTTTGCAATCGGAATGTCAGTCCCTTCCGCCACGGATTCGGCGGCCCCGATATATGTGTACGCCGGGAAAGAAAGCTTACTACCAGCCGTGCCCACGAGCGAGTCATCTATCGTTGCAAGGGGGCTGAATTTGATAGAGTCAATTAACTTTTCGTTGATGTAGTCTGCGATGACCTGCGGATCAATGAGGTCAGCGAGCATAGTAGCGTTTACTGTTGCGGGCATAATATTTCTCCTTATGCTGTGAAAAATGTTATTTATTTCTTATGAGCGAGTTTTTCGTAAATTTCCGGGGATTTGCGCTTGAGTTCTGTCCTCTCGGTAATTCCCATCTTTGCAAACTGCTCTGCTGTTACGGTCTGCTGTGTTCCGGCATTTACTTCCGGTCGAGTACGCATCCACTCAGCTTTTGCGGTGTTAAGCATCTGTTTCTGAACATCGGACTGAATCTTGAACAGTGTGTCCTCGTCACCATCGGCTCTTGCAGTAGCGGCTTTCTCGGACTGTTCCTCGGAGTAGCCAAGACTCATGTACTGGCGCATGTACTTGTTGATCTTGTTCTCCCGAAGAAGTTTTTCGAACTGTTCCTGTCGCTCTGCTTCTTTTTCGGCTTTATCCTGAGAAGCCTGCTCCTGTGCCGAAAGCGTTTCTCTGTACTGGCGCTTGTACTTCGCCGCTTCGGACGCATTTTTATCACTCGTCTTTTTGAGTTTGGCGATCTCAGTCATAAGAGCCTGATTCTGTTCTGTAAGAGCCTGAACCTGCTGTTCAATGGTGAGTTCTGTTTCTGCGTTCTCGTTTGTGCTGTTCTGAGCCGTATCATTTGTCTCTACTGCGGTCTCGACAGCTTCATTTGTCATTTCTGCCATTACACATTCTCCTGCGGTTTTAACGTCCTTCTCTGGACGACCCTTTGAGGGTAAGATTCAATAGTTTGCGTTTTTTCAACTTCTCTGTTGATCCGTTGCGAGATTTGTAACGCCCTTTCTCTAGGGCATATAAAAAGAGCCGACCGCATAAGCAGTCCGCTCAATCTATCAAGAGTATTCAAGCCAACACCGACAACCATCCGTCTCTTCTGGTGCGTCCACTTCTGGGTCTCTCGGCACCATCATCTCGACACCACCGACCACGAATGGTTCTTCAATCGGGATAGTCTCTCCATCGACTTCCTCGTGGGTTTCTCGTACCTTGTTGTCGCCCACGCTACACCATGTCTTATCCATCGCTCCGGCTGTACGTGCTTCGTCAAGTTCATCATAATTCCATATCGAATTTGACTCGTCCTCACCGATGTGCGTTGCCCTATCCTCGGATAGAAAGTAGGGGGATTTATCTTTGTTTCGGAGCGTTGATTCATGTATCTGCTCCGACCTACGGTTGACGTAATCTTCCCAAACTGCTGTGACATACACCGCATCCTCAACGACTTCCAAGAGTTCATCGTGGAGCAGCTTCAGCGCAACCGGATTGGAAATCTCACTGTATTCATCACCGTATTCATCCACGAACCGCATATAAACTAAAAGCGCATCCCGGTATTTTTCAGCCGTATCCATGCGCTTTCGTTTCTGCTGACGGGATATTCCCATCGGTTCGTAATATTCATCTATCGGTTCGGAGCGTCTTTTAATGCCAAGCTGATTCAGTTCATCGAACGTAAGGACTGACATTCAATCACCCCTTCAGGTTCGGACTGTTCTTCGTCTGGTCTGATTCATCCTGACCGCTTCTGTCAGCGTTCGGTGCTTTTTCACCCGAACCACCCTCACCAGTGCCGGATGTATGGTGCTGATAGAAGCCGTAACCGTTGTAAGCGTCCTCTGACGATCCATTCGTTG